TTGTGATGAACGACTTCACCCGGTAGAAGGTATCTCCCAAGCGTCTTCTCCATCACTAACCGGTGCTCGGCAACATATGGGACTCCCTTCTTCGCAAACGGGTGACCGGGGAGTAAATATGCCAATCACGTTGTATCAATCCGACTGATTCCCAGTCAAGAGGTATTCGACTTTACGGTACCGGAGTATCACAACTACTGCGCGGCTGGTCTGATTTCTCATAATTCCGGAAAATCGCAAATTGGTGTAGCTGAGGATATTGCTCATGCTCTCGGATTCAGGCCGTGGCTTGAGCGAAACGACCCCGATTACAGGATCAACATCAAGGTTCCCAATTCTGGGTTGGTGGGCTGCGAAGTTGCTGGACAATCGCTGATCCAGAACATCGAACCTCGCTTCATGAAGTACATTCCCAAGTGGTGCAATGTTGAGGTCACGCGCTATTCCGATGGGGCGATCAAGAGCCTGAGGCTTGACTATTGGGAGAATGGACTCTCGCGCTGCGGGAGCACGATAAACTTCCGATCTTACATCCAGCCTGCCGAAAGCTTCGAGGGCGTGGTAAACGACTGGATTCATTGGGATGAGCCTCCTCCGCAAGCGATCCTGAATGCGGCCGAGCGCGGCAAGATGAAGTCAAATGCGCCGTCTTGGATGACGATGACTCCGTTGAAGGAGCCGTATATCTATGATTTGTTTAGCCTTAACGCTTTCAACAATGGTGGCGACGATCAGGAGATTGCGGTATTCCGTTGCTCTGTCTGGGAGAACTGCCAAGACTGGTGCCGAGACTGCGGTATAACGATACCGGAGAATGATCCCGAAGCGTTTGACGTTGATGCGATCAGGCCCGTGAATAATTGTCCTGGCTGTGGCAAGGTGATGGGGTTCATGCCGCGCGCTGGCATTGAGAACTACCTCAAGAAGATCACGGACCCGGATGAGCGCGAAGCGAGAGAAGAGGGCAAGTGGAAGCATCTGAGCGGGCTGGTCTATAAAATACTGGATCGGCAACAGCACCTCTACCCTGATTTCAGAATCCCAGATGATTGGATGCGGATTGAGTGCGTGGACCCCAGCGATGCGAGGCCGACGCGCTGGCTGTTTGGTGCTGTGTCGCCGGAAGAGATTATCGTCAACGGAAAGACTGCCAACCGAATCTACTGGTACACCTATTTGCTGGCGACCGGGAATATAGGTTCGATTGCAAGAGATGTGAAGGTCAAGCGGGCAGAACACAATTACCGCGAACCTGAGATGGTGATTCTGGACGCCAAGTTCGGGGTCAGAACTACTCAGAGTCTAGACGACTCAACGTCATGGGAAGAGCAGTTGGGGCGGGCGGGAATCAAGCATATTGTGTTGTCACACTCCGCTCCGGGCGACGTTGGTTTGGGACATAAGGTTGTGAATGAGTACCTCAGTCCTCACTACTCGGCGCTCAAGGACAAGAGTTTCCCCGGAATGATGTTTGCGGCAGAGGGATGCAAGGGAGCGATGGGGCCGACGCAGTGCATGTTTAACTACCAGTGGAAGATCGGGACCGACAAGCCGGAAGAGGCGTATAAGGACTTCCCAGATTGCGTTCGGTACGCAGCTTTGGAGCAGCCAGTGTACCGAAGGCCGGAACCGGAGATTGATTCCGAGTTGGCAAGAATCCTGTTGAGCAGGAACAATCAGTCCCGTGAGGAAAATTCGTTGTATTATGGTTTGACAGTCAAGACGTGATTAGTGATAGACTTGCGCTGAAAGGCTCATCATGGCTCCATTAATTATTCCGTTGATCATGGGCATCACCGCCGCCGCTTCGATTGGGACTACCGCCTACGAAATGGCGAACCAACCTTCCGCTCCATCCCCAACCAACGCAGCGCAGTCCGAAGCAGCCGCAGCGCAGGCACAGGCCGAGGCTTTGCAGAAGCGTCGGGGAATGGCAGCGACTACGCTGACAAGTCCGATGGGAGCAAGCGGAGCACAGACGCAGAAATCGACTCTGGGATAACCAAATGTCCTTTCCTTTCTCATCCTCGTCGCATCAATACGCCGGATCAAGAGGAGAAGACCCAACAAAACTTGGTGAACGAGATGACGACCAGAAGGCTAAGGACTGCCTGAAATATCTTCTCGTGCTGGCAGAGCAACGTCTTCCTTGGGAACCCGCAATCGATAATATCATCGCGTATGTGAACCATGGACGAAGGTTCATCTCCGACCGGGACTTTTGGGACGGTCAGCAGACAGGTCAGTTCGTGTACGATGACACCGCGATGCTGGCTCGAAACAGGCTTGTAGATGGCATGGTCGGGTATCTGTGCTCGCGGAATCAGCCTTGGTTCTCGCTGGGGATACCGGGCAAATTCAACTTCCCTCGAGAGTCGGGGATGCGCTCATGGATCGGGCAGCGCGTCGATTCCTATCCTCAAGTTCAAAAGTGGTTGCAGGATTCTCAGGACGTGATGTACTCGGCGTTCAACCGATCCAACTTCTACGATGTGGTGACGGAGTTTATCAGCGATGGATCCACTTGCGGGACGGCACATCTTCTAATCGAAGAGGACATCAAGAATTCCAGCATCGTCTTTTCCGTGCCCCACTTCCGCGAGTGCTTCATTGCCGAAAGCCAGTTCAAGAAGGTGGACACGAATTACCGGGTGTCTAAGGTTACTCTTCGGCAACTTGCACAGAAGTTCGGCTGGGAAGAAATGTGCAAAGTCGAGCCAAATTTCAAAAACGATTACGAATCAAACATGCACTCGGAGCGCGACATCTTGCACGCGATCTATCCCCGTGAGGACTATACTCCGGGAAGAATCGACGCGAAGAGCAAGCCATGGGCATCGGAATGGGTCTATTGCCGAGGCGGTAAAATCCTCGTTCCGGGACGAACCGACACTGCTTTGGGGGACGTTAAAAACACTCTCGTCAAAGAGGGCGGATACGACTCCATGCCCATGATTACATGGCGCTGGCGCAGGAACGATGATGAGGTTTATGGAAGAGGTCCAGCGCATGATGCCTTTGTTTCCATCATGTTATCGAATCAGATGGGGAAAACGAATCTGATCACGGCGCAGCGGTCTGCCGAGCCTCCTCTAGTGGCGTACTCGGACATGCGCGGAGCCATCCAGCGCGGCCCAAACGGTGTTACCTACATAGAGTCTAACCGGGGTGACATGCGTACCCGGATGCCACAGCCGCTACATACTGGCGTGCAAAGCCTTCCCTTCAACGTCGAGTTTCAGGACCGGGTTCGGCAGGTCATCAACGAGCATTTCCACACCGACGTATTTATGATGATGAGCCAGCTTGCCAGCGCCGGACAGTCGGAGCGCATGGTTGTCGAGCAGGTTCAGGAGTTGCAGGGAGAAAAGGCGGCAATCCTCGGAACCAGAGTCGGAAACCTTCAATCTGAGGCGTTCGATCCAATTATCAGCCGCGTCTATGCGATTGAGTCGGAAGCAGGAAGAATCCCCACCGCGCCGGATATTCTGCTTGAATCGATTCATGGTCCCGTTGAAATTCAGTATCTCGGACCCTTGGCGCAAGCGCAAACGCGCCTGACGACGATGAGGTCGATGCAGTCATTCCTGCAGGTGGTAGGGCAGCTTGCTCAGGTCGATCCGAGCGTCATTCACGCGATCAACGGTCCAGAGTTCCTTCGGATTGCAAGGGACGCGCTCAACGCTCCAGTCGATATCGTGTACGACAAGAAGACGTTTGACGGAATCTTGCAGCATCTTCAACAGATGGCACAGCAGCAACAGACTGCCGAAGTGGTACCGAAGCTGGCCGGTGCTGCGGCCAAGCTGGCAAAGGCCCCAGAGTCAGGAAGCATTTTGAAGCAGTTGATGGGTGGCGAAGGAGAGCAAGGTGGTTGAGCGCGACCCAGCTCGTGAGATGCAACAGCGGTATCGCAACGTCTTTGCCAGTCCTGAGGGAAGAATTGTTCTCGGTAACATATTGACTCTTGGACATTATGGTGTAACTTTAGACTCAGAAAACAGGGATCAGGTGGCAGAGTATAATTTCGCTCTAGTCATCGCAACATTGGCCGGAGCGTTTGATTCGATCCATCAGCAACTCGGTATGACCGAAAGAGGAGAATGAGATGGCAGGTTCACCGCCGAATTACGATGATGTAATGATGCCGGGTGCTGGTGGTATTCGAGTCCCGACTGAGGTCTTTGGAAGCGGGGGCGCCGGAAACCCTGGCGGAACCTTCGCGCTCACCAAGCAAGTCACCATCGCCATGGGAGTTCTGGCGGCGGCGGCGACTGTGAATCTGAATCCGTCGCAGACGGCAGCTTCGGAAATCGTTGTGACCGGCAGCGGGGCCTACGCCACCACGCTTGTCCTTCCGGGAGCGTTCCCCGGTGCGGTGTTCGTTCTGTACAACAACACGGCGAACAATGTTACGCTCAAAGTTACCGGACAGACAGGTGTTACGGTGGCGACCGGGAAACGTGCGGTGCTGGTCTGCGAAGCGACCGACATTGCCCGTGTGACTGCCGACACGTAAACTGGGAAAGGTAACCAATTGGCAATAGAGACAGTACGGGTTCGAGTGGCGATGGCTCCAAGATCGCAGCCATTCGACGAGTCTATGGATTCCCTGAATACTGCTATCCGAGTGGCGCAGATGGCGGGGTATCGGATTCTCTTCGAGAAGGTTAGGAGAGGATGCCCAGGATTTCAGAACGCGGGACCGATCCTGGCGCACATGCTGAGAGATGATGACACGCATCTCTTCATCGCCGCCGATGACGTGATCTTTCCGCCTGACGTTATTGTCAGACTGGTCAACGATGACAAGGATGTGGTAGCTGGAATCTATCGGAAGAATGTTCCTCTCCGAATCGAGCCAGCCAACTGTACGGCGACTGGCGATGAGTTCGTGGAGAAGTTCAGGAAAGGTGGTCTGCACGAAACCGAATATGCAGCAGGGCACAGCATGACCATAAAGCGGGAGGTGATCGAAAAGATGATTGCCGACTATCCCGAACTTGCCTACGAGGACTTTGGAACGAAGGAAATCCACTACGCTCTGTTCATGCCAATGATTGTTGACCGGAAGTGCTATCAGGACGATTGGTCATTCTCGATTCGGGCCAAGAAGAGCGGGTTCAAATTGTGGGATGATTACAGTTGCAGATTGAAGCATTACTGCTGTGAGTTCCTCGGATTCGAGGCACTGGAGGCTGCCAATGGCGGGTAACAGTCCCGGTAAGGGTGGAGCAAAGGGAAGTGCTCGCGGTGGCGGCAATGCCTCGAACGCAGCTCTACACGACGACGAAGACAAGTTGTCTCGCCGCAAAGTTTTGTTCAGCAAGTGGAAGGCGAAGAAGAGGCCGAATCAGATGATCGACTACTCGAATTCGCCATCAGCAAAGACGAAGTAACGAAAGGACTCTATGCCCGAAGTAGCAGAGCAGACTGCGACACCCCAGCCAGCACCGCCTGAATCTCTAGGATGGCGTGCGGGACTTCCCGATACCCTCAAACAGAACGAAGCCTTTGTTCCGTACAAGACAGTGGGAGAATTTGCCCAAAGCCATCTCGAACTGTCCACGAAGGCCGCTGATCTGGAAAAGAGGTTGACGGACTCCGTACCCAAACTGCCGGATGACGCGACTGACGAGGACCGAAGTCTCTACTTTGATGCTTTGGGACGACCCAAAAACGCCAGTGAATACGAGTTTGATGGGGAAGACAAGAATGCTCCCGAGTGGACGAATAGCTGGAAGCAGGAGTTTCATTCTCTGGGACTGACCAAGGCCCAGGCCAAAGCCCTGAGCGGGAAGTGGAATGCTCAGATGCAGAAGATGGTGGACGCACACAATGCGTCTATCAAGAATGAGATGACCGCAGCGGAAAGCAAACTCAAAAGCGAGTGGGGCGACAAGTACGAACCCAACTTGGAATTGGCTAAGCGACTTTACCAGAAGCATCTCGGCAGCGAGTTTGATAAGGACTTTGATGCAGGGACGGGAACAACCCGTTTCAGCACCATTCGGCTCCTTATGAAGGTTGCAGCCTTGACTGGCGAGGATCGTTCTCCGCAGGCGGGGATGAGTCAGACGGCGAAAGTGCCATCCGGCATAATCAACTATGACAAGAGTCCTGCGCCTCCACGAAGGTAATGGAGAATCGCTATGGCAGACGTATCACAGTTGGGGTATTCAACACTTATTGACATCGTGCAGAATTACTCTTCTGCCGATGCAGGGGCAAGATTCGTTTTGCCCAAGCGCGTTCTGGACCGCATGACACCGCTGATCCGAATTATTCCCATGAAAGCCAGCAACAACATCCTTTCCAACATCGCAACCCGCACCAATTCGTTGCCGATTGCCAGCACTAGACGCTGGAATGAGGGCATCAAGGCAACAAAGTCAGTCAACGATCCGCTAAACGATCCCATCGCCCTGTTCGAGGACTACTCGGAAGTTGACCGGGACTTGTGGGAAATCCAGAACGATCCGAACGCATGGCGCTCCGATCAGGACATGAACCATGTCGAGGCTCTGTTTCAGTTGCTGGAATCCACGCTTTGGTACGGAAACTTGGCAAACAGTCCCGGCGCGTTCAACGGTTTGGCGACGAGGTTCAACAACCTCGAATCGTATCCCAACGGAGACTCCAGTTGGCAACCGAACGTCTGGAATGGCGGAGCTACTTCCGGAAACGTCACAAGCGCGTGGATGATCGAGTTTGGCGACGACACGGTGTATGGGATTTATCCTCCCAACACGCCGGCGGGTTTGAACGTCCGTGACCTTGGCGAAATGACCAAGGAACTGCCAAGCGGAACGGGTTCGATGGGGTCCAGCTACATGTATCAGGTTCTCCGCACCATGCTCCGTTGGTACATGGGAATCCAGATTGCCGATGAGCGGTGCGTGCAGCGCATTTGCAACATCAACCCCACTATTCTGTCCACCGGGAACTTCGATGAGAACATCTTCATCGCCGCGAAGAATCAGTTGCCTCGCGCCGGAGAAGCCCCCGGAACGGTCATTCTGGTCAACCGCGCGTTGAAGACTCAAATCGACATTCGCGCAGTAAGCCAGAAGATCAACACGTACTTCACGCCGCCGAGTAACGGCACAATGGATGTGTTTGGGAAAGCAGTAACTCAGTTCCAAGGCATCCCCATCTACACGGCTGAAAAAATCCTCTCGACCGAAACGGTCCTAACCTAAGGAGGCAGAGATGCCAGTCACAGACGCAGTAACTTACGTGCATGGCTCAGGAGCTTCCGCTTTCGGCCCTGTTACCAGCACCGCAACCACGTTCACGGGATACATCTCCGGCACCACTCTGTACGTTGGAACTGGCGGGACGGGAGCACTCGTACCCGGAGCGGTTCTGTCGGCCACCAGCATTACCTCAAACACCGTTGTCACGGGAATCACCGCAGTCACCGCCGCTCTCGGTGTGGGAACCTACACCGTCAGCCAGTCTCAAACTCTCGGCTCCAGCGGCGCACAAGTGACAATCACCGCCAGCCCGAATCTGGTGGGTGACACCATTGTTGTAGGTGTGACCTCTCAGGAAAGCAACCTTGAACTGGACTTCGGCGCACCCAACTCGGGCGCGGCCTATCCGTGGATTCCTCAATTACCCTCTACCAACGAGAAGGGTTACACCTTCCCGCCCGAAGTTATGGGAGACGGCGGTGTGGAGTTGGGGTTGCACATCATCGTAACCGTTCCGATGTACGGGGCAGCTACTCTAGCAACCGTCAGGTTTGACGTTCAAACTGGCGCTGCCACCGGAGCGACAACCATCATCGCCAGCAGGACTCTCACCATCGCTCAACTGCAAGTGGCCGGGGCGCACTACTTCATTCCCGTAAACTTCGCATCGGTGCTGGAGTTCCTTCGGTTCAACATGACCAACAGCGCCGCCGTCAACGGATACGTTGGCAACATCGTTGCTTGGTTCGGCCCGAAGTGTGGCGGGGAACAATAGTAGGAGAGCAGCATGCTTGTGCAAGCAAAGTGCAATACTCGCTCTTGGGATAGTATGTCGGCAACGATGTACTATCCCGGCGAGGTTTACGAAATCGACCGTGACTGCTCTCTCGCCAGCTTGAAGGTGGGAGCGCGGTACGTCTTTGAGTTTGACCGCAACGCTGGAAAAACAGATGCCGGGGAAACGGTCATCAGTGATTACACCTGCAAGAAGTGTGGAAATCCATTCAAGACTCTTGCCGAACTTGGACGGCACAGCAACTCCGATCACAAGAATGAGCCGGATGCTCTGCTTGCCGAACTGACAGACGGTGCTCCAGTGGATGCTCCCGTAGTGCTCGAACGGCGCGGATGCAAACCGGGCAGGACATTTACCTGCAAGGTTCCTGGATGTGGCAAGGTTATGGCGAACTTGTACGCCACGCGGATCCACAAAAAAGAGCACGAGAAAGCTCTCATCGCTGAGGCTGAGGCGGCACAAACTGAACCTGTTTCGGCATAAGGGGAACGATGAATTACTCGCAGGTTTCGTTGACGAATCTCGCGTTGAACCGCATCGGAGCACGCGGCGCGATCACCAGCATCAACGATTCCAACCCCAATGCAGTCAAGGCTCTCATGTGCTGGGACGCTGTATTTCAAGAGGTATTGTCTGAGCGAGACTGGAAGTTTGCGAAGACACGCGCCGATCTTCAACTGAGCACTACCACTCCACTGTACGCCTACCGCCACGCCTGGTCACTGCCCGCTGACTTTCTTCGATTCGTGCGCCCGCACAAACGGCCCCCAGATCGGAACTATGCTTGGTTCTGGGGGCCGGAGGGCTTCGGATTCTATCACCGTGAAGACCCTCCATTCTGGCCTCCCGGCCATGTCTATGTTGTCGAGACTCTGCCGACAGACGGCAACCGATACGTGCTGACGAACTTCGGTGGATGCAATGGAACAGTCTCGGCAAAGATCAACTACATCCGCCTGATCACCGACTACACCCAACTCATGCCGGGGTTTGTGAACTGCTTTGTGAACCGACTTGCAATGGAGTTGGCAATCGGAGTGACCGAGGACAAGCAGAAAAAAGATGACCTCCGAGCCGACTACAAAGACAGCCTCAACTCGGCGGAGGCACAGAACGAATGTCTCGACTATGAGCAGGACGAAGCAGGTAGCACAAGTTGGCAGGATGCGGGCCGCTTCGTGAGGGGCTGGTAATGCCGAGCAAGAGTTACGTTACAAGAAACGCGCTGAATGCGGGAGAAATTTCGGAACTTGTCTCCTTCCGCGATGACGTGGACAAGTACAAGAGCGCGTGCAAAATTTTAGAAAATTCGATTCCTCTTGTCGAGGGTGGCGCGAAGAAAATGCCAGGGAGCTACTTCGCTGGCCCTACCGCGCTCGGCGGGGCGATGTTCACGGCCTCAATCGCAGGGACTGCCATGACCGTAACAGCCGTAAACTATGGCACGCTTCGGGTTGGGCAGACGGTCTATGGTGATGGCGTGACTGCCGGAACCACCATCGCCACCATGGGCCTAGGAACGCAAGGCGGTGCTGGTCCGTACACGGTCAACAATTCACAGACGGTTCCGAGTGAACGAATGATGACGGCGGCAAGCGGGAAAAGCCGACTCGTACCGTTTCAGTTCTCGACAGCGCAGGGAGCTATTCTTGAGTTCTCCGCCGGGGTTGTGCGAGTGTGGCAAGCGGCAACTCAAGGATATTGGTTTCTTGGAATCACGACCGCCGCGCCGAATGAGCCGAACTATGATCCATCGCACCTTTATGCTGCCAACGACATTGCTCTGATCGGGCCGACTTCGTTCATTTCTTCGTATGGAGGAACGCCTGCAGGTTCGCTCGCCATCTCGTTCCCCTATGGCGCAACTAATTCCAGTTCAGTGTGGGTCACGTTCTCTGTCAACACGTCCGATGTTCTCAGTGTCACCGCTACCGGGACAATCCCGTCTCAGGGAATCAACATCGCACTAGCGAACGCGACCCACGCCAACAATTCAGCCGCAAACATTCAGGCAGCCATTCGGGCCTTGGTTTCGCTGAACACTACACTGAGCAACTTCGTAGACTTGTCCGAGTGGACGGTGACACCAGACACCACCTACTACGCTACGCCGTGGATCATCGCGCCTGTGAGTGAGCCATGAGTATT